TACTAGGCGTATTGCTACGCCTAGTAATTGTTTATTATTATGCTACGCCTTCAGATCCGTATACACCTCTCCAGTCTGTAAAACCGAAGCTGTATCTTTCTCTGCACTTGTATCTTAAATTACCAGTTTCAAAATCGCCTTCAACAGCTTTTTTGATTGGTGATCTAACGAAGTGTTTCATTCCATCTGGGCAATCAGTTAGGATAAAATACTGATCAGGGTTAGTAAATCTTTGATTTACTACTACACCTTCAGGTATCATACCCATATTTCTCATTGCATTGATATCATTGTCAGCAGTACCAGGTCTTAAATTAGACTTGATAATTCTTTCTGCAACGAACACCAATTGAGGTGGAACTGCAAGTTTTCTTCCTGATAACGCAACAGGTATGCTTCTATCATCTACAGCAGTTGAGATTTGAACTAAAAGTGTCTCTAAAGACGTTTCAGATAAATCCGCAGGTGTGCCTAGGATGTTAGATGCAGTACCACCGCCACCAAGTGGGTGAGAGCCGTTCATTAAAGCTACGCCGTCTCCTCCAGTTGAAGTAGTAGTTGCATTATTAAAGATATTTGCACCTTTGATCTCTTTAGTTTGTTGCATTGATCTTGCTAGTGCTCTTGCGTATTTAGCGCCTAGAGAACCGTACAAGCCATCTTCTTCAGCTTCTTCTGTAATCGCAAAAGCTAAAGCGACAGTTTCATGCACATATCTTGAGACAAAGCCTTCTCTGCCAGAATCATAATTGATCATGGCACCTTCTGCTTTAGTTGGTGCAGCACCGAATCCGATCATTTGTACATCTTCTTCGAATGCTTTCATTGATTGCTCTGTAGAATATAATGATCTCCATTGCTCAGGATATCTATCATATTCCATACCAAACACGGTGTTTAAACCTAGATTGAGCTGTTTGGTAAAAAGTGCTCTGTTTAAAGCCATTTTTTAACTCCTATTGTTAAGGTTAAACACCAGCCTGACGAGTACCATATAGAGATAGATTTATTACTACTTCTACTGATGCGTCAGCGCCTGCTGCGTTATTTGGATAATCAATTAATCTTAGTATTCTCAAAACTTTTGCAGTCGTTGCAAGAGTTGCGATATCTAATTCATCAGTTGAATGTCCATAGGTTGAGTTGTACGTTCCAATTGTAACATTAGCTAATTCACCAACATTTGCTGTTGCGAATACGCCGTTAGTTTGGACTGCGTAAGTGATATTTGGATCATCATACACATAAGCTTTAATCGGTTCACCCGATTTTGCTGTTTGTGCATTGTTCCAAACTTTTTTGAATTTAACATCACCAGTGTCATTATCGATGTACTCAACACCATAAAAAACACCGAGAGCTGTACCGCCCGCTGTGCCTCTTATAATTGTTCCATCGGTAGTTAAAGTAACGAGGTCTCCACTTGCAAGATTGGCTGCATAGCCATTTGCAATTGCATATTCATTAGCTCTAATAACACCGCCTGTTAAATGTCTCAATGGTACGAAACCATTTGGTGCATCTACATTCGCCATTTTTATTTACCTTTGTTAGTTGTTAATTGCCGTCCGAACTAACTCTAGATTTAAAAGACCTTTGGATAGGTTGGCCTGGTGTTTCAGCTCTGTTCATGTCCTGTTCAACTGACTGCATTAAATTGTTAGTCATTTGAGCATAGTAATCATTTCTTTGATTAACCATTTCTTCAGGCATTTCACAAAGTACCATTCCTTCTATTCCAATATGCCCAGCGAATTTGCCATGTTCTATCGTTGGAAAATGTTGACCATCTTTGACACTTTTAATGTCTCGAGGCTGCCAACCTTCTCTCAACCGTTTAGCTACATTCGTAGGCGTTTCCTGTCCTAACACCATAGTTGCTACCCATCTCTGAGCGAAACCAGGTCTTGGTTCAGGCGCTTCTAATAAGTTACTCGGTCGCCATTTTGAAACCATTGTAGATTTTTCTACTCTAGTTTCATTGTTTATTTTATTATCTTTGTTCATAATGTCAGGCTCCTTTCTATTGTCCTGTGTCGCTAAAGCTTTTTACTTCTTTAGCAAATCGTTTTAGTGCCACTTCATCGCTGATGTCTATACCAAAAGTTTTAGCAGTTGATAAATCGTCAGAGGTGAGTTTAACTCTATTACCAGTTGTTCCTTTTTTACGAGAAACTCCAGCAACAGGAGATTGCACTCTATTGTTTTTTTGTACTACATTTTCCTCAGCTTTGGAAGTGTTTTCTTCTGATTTATTAAAATAAGAAAGACCACTTGATTTTAGTCTTTTACTCATCTCATCATAATATCCAGGATCGTGCACATCCCAACCTTCTTCTGTTAATTCAGCATCAATTCCATAAGCCATAGCTGTTTCTTTTCTATAACCAGGTTTATTAAACCATGTTGAATTTTCTTTTACCCAATCGGTGGCTAAAGGTGGAGCTTTTCTTTCAGCTTTTACAGTTTTTTCAGGTACTCTTGCAGCATAATCTTCTGTTTTAGTCATTTGACTACGAATTTCTGCCATACTTTCATACAATTTTACTTGTTTTTCAGTATTACCTTCTTCAATTGCTGATTTAAGTTCAGTAGAAACATTAGAAAGTTGATTACCTAGTGATTTACTAGCTATATCATAAGTTCTTTTTTCCATTGTTGCTAATTTTTCTTCTAAATCAACATTTCTTTGTTCAGCTTCTGCTCTTTTAGCTACTTCTTTTTGGATTCTTTTACGAACTTTAACAGAGTAAGGCATATCATCTGAATAAGCTGGAGCTTTTTCAAGTTTAACTTCTCTTTCGTTCTCAAAAGATTTATCTTCATCTTTAGAAGGTTCTTCTTGTTGTTGTTGAAGTTTCTCTAACGGATTTAAAGGTACATTGACCTCTTTCTCTGTTTCAACTTCTTCAAGATTAACTTCTAATTCTTCATTCTTATTTTTCTCATCTTCTATCATAGTTTCTCCTATGTTGGCATTAACCTAAGTTAATGTATGTTACAGTTGTTGAGTTACTACTTCTGGACTTTCCAAAGTTGCAATAATCTCATCATCATTTAATAGCACCATTTTTACTTTTTGTACAGAAACTCTTGCTCCTGCATATCTACCAAAAATAACCCAATCTCCTACTTTACACCAAGGATTTTTTCTATCACTATAACATTCTGGTCCCATAGCAATAACTTGTCCTACACTATTTAAGTAAGCTTGATTATCTTGTGAAGAATCTGATAAAATTATTCCACCTTTAGTTTTTACTACTGCTCCTCTAGGTCTAATTAATATTCTATATCCTACTGGTTGTGGTAATTTTTTAGGTGTTGGGATTTCATTATCTGTTGCCCATGCTTCATTACTATTCATCTTCTATATCTCCTTTTTTATATTTTTCAATTGTTTCATTTATTATTTGAAATGCTTTATCTAAACCCTGCGCATATCCATAGACACGTTTGAATTCAGATATATTTTCTACACCTTTACCTAATAAATTTTGTGATAGTTCTTGTTTGTGATTTTTAATATTTTTCTTGATCGCTTGAATCAGCTGTTCCATTTACATCTTTCTGTAGTTTGTTATATAGTTCATCAAAGCTATGACCTAAATCGTCAGAAGCTTGAGCAAACATTCTAGGTTTAACTTTTTTAATAGAGATTTTTTTATTTTCTAAAAACTTTTTAGCTTGTCTAATTTCTTCTGATCTAACTGCCATCAATATCTTTCGTTGCTAGTTTATCTTTGTTAATACCTTTTTTTATTACATAAGATTGAGTTCCATTAGCTCCAGTTTCAACTTCTTTTTTAAGATTTTTAAATAAAGTCATTTCTTTATGTTTTTTTTCAAGACTTTTTTGAAAATTAATTAATACTTTATTGTCTCTCATTAATCTCTCTTATTATCTTCCCTTGCAACTTTACTGGCAATCTCTACTACTTTAGCTTTTGTCTCAGTGTCTTTTCTAGCATTTTGTTTTTCACTTTGTTTAACACCTTCCATAAATCTAGCTTTTCTAATATTTAATTCTTCTGCTTTTAATTGAAGTTGAGCTTGATCTTTTTGTGCTTCCATAGAAGCTTTTTGTTCTTCAGGAGAAGGTGGCATAGATCCCATTAATTGTTGTGCAGCTTGTGCTGCTGCAGCTGCTATTCTATTTTCTTCTTCTATACTTATCTCTTGTGATGGCTCATCATTTAATTCTCTATTAAAATCTCCAGAAGAAACAGGATTACCTTCAGGTACAGAAGCTTGCATTTGTTGTTGATATAAGAAAGCCATGTGTTGACCCATATGAGCTAACATTGCTGGATATAATCTTTCTTTAGCTTCAGGGTTTCCACCAAATCTAGGATCATTCATAAACTGAGAGTGAACTTGCATATGAGCTTGATGATCTTGATCTTCAAATACTTGAATAGGTTTAGTATTCAGTATAGCCATGTTCTCTGATACTGGATCACGTCTAGGTGTATCTTGATCTTCAATCATTAAATCCATATAATCAGGTATATTAAGAGCTTGTAAAAATCTTTTTGTAGCTTCTTTAACATCTACTATATCAGGAGAAGCTTGTGCTAATTGTAAACCAGTTTGAGCTAAAGCTATTCTTTGAGCTTGAGAAAATATATTAGGATCAGATACGGGAACTACACTAATAGCTTTTGTAAAATCTTTTCTTCTAATTTTTTGACTTCCACCTATTACTTCAAATGAATATTCATCATCTAAATATTCTCCATTTAATTCATAGATTAATTTAAATTCTCTACCTTGAGCTTGGTGTATTCTTTTATGAATAGCAGAAAATACTTTTGATCCTTGTTCTATTAAAGCAACAGTTGTTCCAACAGGACCTGATCCAGCTGAATCACCAATCATCGCATCTGCAATAGAAGCAAAACGTCTTCCTGATTCAGTTAATACTCCAAGTAATTGAAGTAATGTCGGTGAAGGTTCCTTAAAAGGAAGAGGGATAAAACTTTTTCTAAGATCATCACCATAAGCTTCAACTTCAACCCATTCACCAGGAGAAACAGTAATGTCTCCTCCTTCAATTCTTGCTCCTTTAGCTCTAAAGCCTCCATTGAGGTTAGCAAAGGCAGCTGAATCAAGTAGTGCTCTAAGAGCACCCGTGCTAGCGTGTTGTAGTCCGCCGATCATTTGAATAAGGCCAAAGCCATAGAAGCCTAAACCAGGAAGATATTTATAATGTATAAAATAAGTTCTTTTTCTTCTTAATGTATCTTCTTCTTTCCAATTTCTTCTAATTGATAAAACTTGTTGTGATTCATAATCTATTGTAACAATATAAGGTAAAGCTAATTCATTTTTGTCTTCACCTAAATCTAAATTAGTATGAACTTCTAATATAGTATGAATTTTATCTGCCATACTAGGAGACATTCCTTCTAATCGTTGTAAAGTTTGTTCAACCATATCTCCATCATTATTACTTCCTGATCCACCAGCTTCTGATTTAGTTAAAGGTATATCTCTGTAGACACCTGATATTTGATATTTTCTAATATCGTTTCTTGTTAATTTCATTATCTGTGTATATCTTTCAGCAGTTTCTAAATCTGTATTTTCCATAGAAATTACAAAATCTTCTGCTGGTACAAATTTAGAACAAATTCTATCTAACGTATTATCAAAATAAACTTTTTTAAAAGCACTTCCTGCAAGAGCTAAATAAAATAACATTTGATCTAGTTCATTAAAGTAATCTGGAATTTCTTGAGTAACTTGAAAGTTCATAAAGTCTTGAACTCTTTGAGCTTGTTCTAATTTTTTATCAGTAACTTTTCCAATGATTTGAGTTTTAACAGGACCGCCAGCTGGAAACATTTCTGCAATAGCTCTCGCTTGAAACTGTGTTGCTGCTTCAGCGAGTAAAGGGTGATGAACACCAGAAGCTCCCGGGAAAGGATCTTGTCTATCTTCGACAATTACTCCTAACATTCTTAAACCTTTAGAGTATTGATCTTCCCAATTTTTTCTAGAGCTTTTATCATCTTCATAAGCTCTAGTTAATTCTTTACCTAAAAGACCAACTTCTGTTTCATCTAATTCCTCTGCTAGATTAGAATAGTGATTACTTTCAAAAACTTCTTCATCTTTTTCAGTTTGATCTTGATCTACATCAACATTAACTTTTTCACCCTCATCATTGGTGAATTGTAATTTTTTTTTATCTAGTTCAACTTCCATTATTTAACTTTGAGCTGTTTTAGCAGAGGCTTTTAAAGCTTTAGACGAAACAGTTCCTTTCCCGGATCTGCTTGTACCTGCTTTTTTTCTTTTGTTCATATTATAATACAAACCTTTTTTAGCAACTTTACCACTTTTAGTTTTGTGATATCCTTTTTTCATAGTTTTCATAATAACATATTACCTCCTGGTTCATACCATACTTTCCTATTTAGAGATATAAAACAAAAATATTGATAATGAAAGTCTTTTATTTACCTCTAACGGAATCAATAAAATTGTAAACCCTTCCAAATTGCTTGTCAATAGACATTAAGTCAGTTTGGATCATGGTTACTGTTAATTGAAGTTCTATAAGTGTGACCAATGTCCAAGTAGCTAATCCCATAAGGATTGTACCCAATAAACCTATTAGCATTGTATTAGTTTTTCTGTTCATAAAGGTGCTACAATTGCGGTTAATATAATAAAAGCTATTACTAACATACCTGTAAAATAATAATTCATACTAACACACTCCATATTAATTATTTTTTTAGGAAAACATTATATAACAAAAACTATAATAGTTCTATTTCTTTTCTTCGATTTCGTAGAAGAAATTATCAGTATCTTCGGTTTTCCAAGCTCCCGTATCTTCTACATTCCATTCATTTGTTTGTACTTTCCAATCTGGAATATTATTTTTAACAGTAAATGAAGGTAAATCCCATATACATCTATTATTAGGCTGTGCTGCATAGTTGCCATCATCTAACGCAATAACATGTGCGCACTTATGTTCATGTGGAATTTCAGAGTGATCAGTATCTAATATATTACTTTCAGGGTGAGCCCAATCAATAGTAAATAAATATTTTCCATGATGCCACTTTTTATCTTTACCAATATACTTTCCTGAAGAAGCTGTTAAAATAGACCAGCTAGTAACAGTAGGATAATAAC